AAGCTATAGACTTATAATTTCTGGATCCAGTGCCGCTAGATATATGGAGAATATAGGTTTCTCTAACTCAGAGAAAACAAACAAGTGGAATTCTCGTACTTCAGATATGAAACGAGGATTTTACCAGAAGCCTTTTAGGGTTGAAGTCAGTGATATTGTACAACTCGGAAATGAAGACGTTTATGATTGTACTGTAGATCGAGTTAATGCATTCGACGCTAACGGGCTTTATGTCCATAACTGTGCAGAAGCGACTCTCGAACATGCCGAGGTATGTAACCTTAATGAGCTATTCCCGTATCATCACGAGAGCTTAGAAGACTTTAAGAAGACTATTAAACATGCGTATCTATACTGTAAAGCTGTTACACTACTGCCTACTGATTGGCCAGAAACTAATGAGGTTCTTACGAGAAATAGGCGGATTGGAACGTCCGTTGCCGGGGTAGCTCAATTTATTGAAGATAGAGGTAGGTCCACTTTACGCACATGGTTAGACGAAGGCTATAAGAGTATCAAGGAAAGAGATAAGCAATATTCTGAATGGCTAGGAATACGTGAATCTATTAAGGTTTCTGTCGTGAAGCCTGGTGGTACCGTACCATTGCTATGCGGGGCTACTCCAGGGGTTCATTGGCCGGTTGCATCATATGGGTATATCAGAAGGCAGAGATTCCGTAGAGATGATCCGCTTTTAGAGTTCTTTGTAGAAGCTGGATATCACGTAGAAGATTCGGTATCTGACGAAAACGATGCTGTGGTAGAGTTTTACACTAAAGGCCCAGAACTAAGAACTGAGCGTGAAGTATCAGTATGGGAGAAAGTGGCAACAGCAGTCATGATGCAAAGGTATTGGGCGGATCAAGCAGTATCTGCAACGTTTACCTTTGTGCCAGAAGAAGAAAAAGATATAGGCCACGTGATAGCTGCTTACGGAGACCAGCTTAAAACTCTTAGCTTTATGCCATTGGGGGAGGAATTGTCAGGTGGGGCATATAAACAAATGCCATATGAGGCAATCTTAAAGGAGGATTTTGAGGAACGATACGAAGCGGTTGCCCCAATGCCATTTGAAAAACTGTATAATGGTCAAGTGATAGAAGATGTGCAAGCTGATAAGTTCTGCACGACAGATAGATGCGAGATATAAGAAGGGTATAATCGAAATAACCGTAAAGTAAGATTCCTTGATAAGGGATACGTTAGGCTAGTAGATACCATGGGGAGTGATCTGAGTATTGTAAATGCGGCAAGAGTTTCTTACCAAAAAGAGGCATCAGAGGTAAGCAAGTCTGACGAAAGGCTAATAGACTTTCTCTCTAGAGAAGGGCATACGGCACCTTTTAGGCATGCGTTTGCGACGTTTGAGGTTTACGCTCCACTTATGGTTGCCAGGCAATGGTTCAAGTACGTAGTGGGGGCAGACCACACTATGGACTCATGGTCTGAAGCTAGCAGAAGATATGTAACATCTACGCCAGAGTTCTATGTTGTAAGTCCAAGCGAATGGCGGAGTGCCCCAGAGAATTCCAAACAAGGCTCTGGAGGCGTGCTAGACCCTTCTATAGGCGAGCCGATAACTGCTAAGTTGGTAGAAAACTATGACAGATGTTTAGCGCTATATGATGAGATGATGGAGCAAGGTGTCTGTGCAGAGCAAGCTAGGCTATTCCTTCCCGGATACGGAACGTATGTATACTGGAGATGGTCTGCCAGCCTACAATCAATATGCCACTTTTTGGTACAGAGATTAGACGCGCATGCTCAATATGAGATACAGGTGGGAGCAAGAGCGGTCCATCAACTTATAGCACCTAAATTCCCGGTATCTATATCAACATGGATGGAGCACAATGCTGCATGAGCTTGTCTATGCGGGCATAGCTACTGCACTTATGGTAGTTGGTGTTGCACTCACGGTCGCAGTGACTGTGAGTGCAATCTATGAGGACATTTCTAGGTGGCAGCGAATTTTAGTTTTATAATAGTATTCAGTTTGATATTGACTTCTTTTCTGATATCATAGTTAGTATGAACTACGAAGCAGGAATCGTAACACAAGGCGTTTCATATCTAAAAGCTAATCTTACTAGAGATAACGCTACCAAGAAAGAGCTCAAGTGGCTAGAGTCATGCATGGAGAATGCAGCACGTTTTAGCACGTGTAGTAAAGCTCAGTACTTCTCGGTGATACTAGATAGTAACGGATTTCTGGTGAGCCAAGGATGGAATGGCACTCCGTCTGGTACAATACACTGCAAAAGTGGTGGCTGCCAGAGGGCCGTAGACAATTCTCCATCAGGGTCTAGCTATCACAACTGCTCTGCGGCCCATGCAGAACAAGGTGCGATTATTAGAGCTCCAATGGAAAAGTTATGGAATGATGACGTAACCTTGATCATTAATGGAACTCCTTGCATGGACTGCGCACGGCTAATTTTGCACTCTGGAATCAAGAGAGTTATCTGTGTTAAGAATGATAAGTATGACTTTCTAAAGGTAAAAGATTTTCTAAATTTGTTCGATGTTACGGTTGTTCCTGTTGCTATGTCGGGTAATTGCATATACTGTAATGGTCAAGTAGAGCATGAGCATACACTTGCTTGTCGTGGATGCGATCTGATAATGGACGTGATACATAAAGACACAGATGAAGCAACCATGGAAGAAATATCCTACATAGGTTCTAATCAAGTATCAAATGGAAAGCTATTCTGCGGTGTATGTCGTGAAGTCGTAGCACCCTCAAAACACGCCAAAATAGATAGGAATGAGGATGGAACTATCAGGGGCATTATACACAGTAGATGTAGGAATATGCTAAGCAGATACGCACATGATACAGACACCATGCTTAAAGTGGCTGCCAATGATAGAATACTAACGATGAGAGAATCAAGTGCCCGCCAATAAAACGAACTTTTTAGTACTGTACGAAGGGTGCTCCCAGGTGTATGGTGCAGGCAGCGAGAAGATTGCACTTGCCTCGCCTCCACCTTCCGGCTATTCTATAGAAGATAAACACATATTATTTGTCACATATGAACCAGATAATAGTGTGCTATCAGTTCACGAGATACCAAAAGATAAAGTGGAGGAAGCAGATATAGTTTATCCAAAGACCTGGAAAGAAGAACGTGTTGAAAATGAAAAGAAGAAAAGCAAAAAGGGATAATGCAAATGTACGTTGAACTAAACGGAGATGAAGTGGCAGTAGCCATGAGAGTAGGCCACTTTAGTCATCTTTCGATGACGTGTAGAATGCTAGCAGAAGAGTCTGTATATGATTCTAGAGATAAGAAGAAATGGCTAGATATTGCTAGGTGTATAGATGAACAGATTGAAGAGTCTAAGCTTAAGGCACTATCATATGATGACTAAAATTATTGCATTAGCTACAGTGAGCATATTGCTTACTCAATATTTTAGGCAACGCAATAAAAATGATCTCTCACAAAAGATGGCTAATAGGCTATGCGAATTCTTTAATGAGCCGGATCTGACTATGGCTATAGACGACTACTATCACATACTCGTTAAGCATGGCAGCCCAGAACATGCATTTGCGACAGTCCTCCATAAGGGAGGTTTTGATAATGATTGATTTATGCGTGGTAAATTACAAGACACCTAAGCACCTCGAAAGATTGCTAAGAGTTTTAGTGAGTGACGCTGTAGAATCTCCACCATGGAAGTTATACATCGCAGATAATGGAGAGGACAGTGAATCGAGAAAAGTTTTAGAGTCTATTGGCGGTATAGCCCAGTCGATAGATATGAACAAGAATATAGGCTACTCTGCCGCCTGTAATCAACTTGCTAGTCGTGGGAATTCGGAGTACTTAGCATTACTAAATGCTGATATATGGATGAATACAGCTAGTGTTAAGGCGTTAGAAGAGTCTATAAGTGCAGACGATACGATAGGAGTCTTAGGCCCGAAACAGTTAGATGAGCATCGTAGGATAGTTCATGCTGGCATCATAGGGACGAATGAGGCTCCAAAACATCGGGGATGGAAGATTCCAGATCTGCAAGATATTATGTTCAAAGACAAAATAGAATGCGTTACTGTATCTGGTTCAGTCTATGTTGTAAGAAGAAGTGCATGGGAAAAGTTGGCGAATGATAAAGAATATCTAGAGCTTTTTCCTGAGGCAAAAGGAGCATTCTTACCTACGCCTCACTACTATGAGGAAACATTTTGTTCATATTTTGCTAGGCATAGAGGTTATAAGGTCGTCTATGACGGTAGTATTACCGTAGGTCATAGCTGGCACGCCGCTAGACAAAATAGGCGGAGAAGCAGATAAGCACTTTGAGGAATCTAGAAAGATATTTAGAAGTGCGTGCGATCATTTAGGCATCGCTCACGATTAAATTTCTTAAATAAGTTGTTTTATTCTAAGATACTTGTATACTGAAACCCGTAACCAAATACAATCATAAGGAAGTACAGTGAGTTCAAATAAGAATAAGACATTTCTAGTAAGTGGCTCTTTTGTCGTCAAGGCAAACAACAAGAGAGATGCAGAACTAGCGGTCCGTCGTGCCCGTGTGACTGGCACTACGGTAGTGGGTGGAGGCTTTGAGGTCTCTCGCATCCCAGCAGCTGAAGCGGACAGCTTCCTAAGCCAGAGTAACTGAACTATACACGAAGATAAGGGNGGGCGGGTGAACTCGCCCTCCCTTATGTATGGAGGACATATATGGGCAAGCTTATAGCCAATATGATAGGCAGAAATGAAAGTTCTAGATTTCTTGAAGAGGTACTTAGTCATCTGAGACCTATAGTTGACACTATAGTATTCACAGACGATGCATCAGATGATGATACATTATCTATCGCTAGGAAGTACGGTGATTACGTCTACGAGTCGATATGGGATGACCCCATGTTTACTCGCAATGAGAGTATATTGCGGACTAAATCTTGGGAGAATTTAGAGAACCATGCAGAAGAAGGTGATTGGATTCTCGCTATAGATTGTGATGAAAAATTATTTAATATGAAGAATGACATTGCAGTAAAAGATATCTGTAATCACACAGACGCAAAAGTTGTCAATATACGTTTTGTGCATATGTGGTCTGAAACTCATTATAGGGTGGACAAGTTATGGAAGCCTACCAATAGCAGTAGGCTATTTAAATATCAGAAGGACGGTAAATATCGCTACGCTGCATTGGCATGTGGCGCTGAACCTACGTATGTAGCAAAAGAGATCGCTAATGGCAAATATCTTGCAGATAGCGGCTTGGTAATGCAACATTTGGGATACCAGAGAGACGAAGATAAAGTGTCCAAGCATAAGAGATATATGGAATTAGACAACGGAAAGTTCCATAATATAGATCACTTGTCTTCTATAATAGACGAAGAGATAACCTTGGTAAGATGGCCGGAAGACAGGGTATAGCACAATATGACTAGGACTATAGATGTAACAGTAATAACCCCTACTATAAACGGTAGGGAAGAGCTGCTAGAAGAATGCATGGCATCCGTAGACGCTCAGACTATGAAACCAGCTAAGCATCTTATAGGCCTAGACAAAAATCTAGAGGGCCCTGCAGTTATAAGAAATAGATTGGTAAAAGAAGTCGATACAGAATGGATAGCATTTCTAGACGATGATGATCTGTTAATGCCCAATCATTTCGAGATACATAATACATACATGAGAGATGAGGGATGGGATTTTGGACATGGCAATCTTGAACTAAAGCTTGTGGAGGACGTGGTTGTAGATCAAGGATTTATGTACGATGTTATATCTTCGTGGTGCATACTTGCTGATGAGGCAGGAGATAGCCGCCTATTTGACACCGCTCCCCACATAGACAGAATTATGGAAAATCATAATTCGCTACCTATAACGGCTACGGTCAGAACAAGCGCTTTCCGTTCAGTTGGAGGCTTTAGCGCTAGAGCAAGATTTGAGGACATGGCCTTATGGCAATCACTTATCGCTGCTAACGCAGAATTTAAAGCAGTGTATATACCGACGTGGTATTATAGGATACATTCGAATAGCAGGAATAGTAAGGAATAAACCGTGAAAGATTTGTCAATAGTTATTCCGTATAGACCATCTACCGATAGGCGTATAGCACTATTTAACTGGATCTATAAAAGATATGAAATGCTTTTTCCGGAGTCAAAAATTATAGTTTCAGATGCAGATGACAGCGCAATATTTAGCAGATCAAGATCTCGTAATCTTGGAGTGGATAAGGTAACGAGTGAATTCGTTCTTCTAGCTGATGCAGACACTATTACATGTAGGCGGTTCATAGCACATGGCCTATTAGAACTAGATTACGGTGCTGGATGGGTAATCCCTTATGGTCCTAGTGACTTTTTTGTACTTGACAATGTGTGCTCTAGTAACATCCTAAGTCATCAACCGGATTATAATATGTCTCCTAGTGAATTTTCTTGGGAGTGGAAATTAGAATCATTTGGCGGGTTGAATCTAATGAGGACAGAATCTTTTCTATACGGTGAATGGTTTTGATGAAAGGTTTATAGGATGGGGTTATGAAGATAATAGTTTCATGATTGCAATGAATACAATTATTGGGAGATGTGTAAGGCCACAGGGAACGTGGGGCGCACATCTGTGGCATCCAGCTACGGCTGGGGACACATGGGAGCATGACCATGCGGAGCACAATAAGGGCATGATGGAAAGATATAAACGGTTCTCCGGCAATGCTAATGCTATGTCTTCTCTAGTGAGAGGTAATAGGTAGTGAAGTTAAATATAGTAGGAGATACTTTTACCTATAGATCAGATGGCAATAAGGGGTATTCTGTTCATCAGATGTCATCTGACAATATTGAATGGACACAAGATGGGACGGGAGAAGCTACCGTTTATGTAGATCTAGCTGTCAAAAAAGATAGGATTCCAGAAGAACATAATGGTAAAAGATATATATGGCTTTATGAATCTAAGTATATAGCGTATAAAGCGTATGAAGATTTCTACAGGAATAAAGATTGGTATCTATCTAATTTCGATTTAATTTTTGCGCACGATCAAGATGTTTTAGCTACTGGAGAAAACACCAGATTCGTTCCCGCAAATGGATCATGGATAAAGAATCCAAAAATATGCGATAAGACTAAACTTGTATCAATGATTTCTTCTAACAAGAATTTCACTAGAGGACACCACGAGAGGCTCCAATGGGTATCTAGATTACGTCACAGTCTGGACCTGTATGGTAGGGGATTCAACGAGATAGAAAGTAAAGAGCAAGGTCTGTGTGATTACATGTTTTCTGTAGCGATAGAGAATGGTAATTATTCTTCTTATTTTACGGAGAAGATTATAGATTGTTTTGCTACTGGAACGATCCCTGTGTACTCTGGCACTCCAGACATAGGCGACTTTTTCGATACGGACGGAATCATAACTCTAGACGCAAATTTTAAAATTGGTTCGCTTAGTCCAGATGATTATTATGATAGGCTTCCCGCAATAAAAAATAACTTTGAAGCAGTTCAAGACTATCTAATGCCAGAAGACTATATGTATAGCCACTACTTTAAGTGAGTTGGTAATATGAGAGATGTAGTAATTGATCAACCGGCAGGCGCAGGTGATATCTTTTTTATACAAAAGTTGATACACGTATTAGCTCAAGAGGGTGTAGTTTACCACCCTATAGCGCCAGCATGTTGGAACAATGGGGTATGGCAGGTTATTTCTGATGCCATTACTTTTAGGCCTGGTGAGCTTGTGGTGCCAGAAAACGCGCGCGTAATTGATTTATCACATCAGCCAATGCCTCGGGGATATATAGATACTATGATATCTAAATATACCGGCCTCAATATAGATTGGGGTGATTGGGCTAACCACTTTAAGTACATGAGGCAAAGGCAGGCAGAATTAGATTGCCTTGAATATTATGGCATAGACGATGGTGAGCCATTCATACTATGTAACGAATTCTTCGGCACTAAGCCAGCTATGAATAGGGCACCCGCTATAGATAGGCTAGTCCCAGATGATTATGATGGTAAGGTAATCAATATAAACCCAGATAGGCCAGATAGCTCTGTATTCGACTACTGTAGATTATTCGAACTAGCAGAACAGATACATACCGTAGATACATGTTTTCTCTATATCATAGAGACTCTAGATATATCTGCCGATAGACTAGTGGTATACCCTAGACACGGTGAAGCGACCGTACAGACTATAGCTCAACTATTTAAACAACCATGGGAATGGATTAGATAAAATGGATTTAATAGAATTTGAAGGAGAACAATATCCGGCATTTCAGGCAACTGGTAATGCTGCACGCTTTACGCTACCGTTTGCCAAAGAATTTTGTCATGGCGAAGGATACGATATAGGGTGTGGGAAAAAAGAGTGGGCGTTACCTGGAGCAATACCGGTAGATCTGACGATTGATGATGGATATGATGCAACCCATTTACCAGATACTAAGGTAGATTATATTTTTCTAGTCACTGCTTAGAACATCTAGACGACTGGGTGAGAGTGATTGAATATTGGAGCGCAAAGATAAAAGATGGCGGCATATTATATCTATATCTTCCAGATTATTCGCAGGAATATTGGAGACCTTGGAACAATACCAAGCATAAGAATATAATGGATGCAGACCAGATAGCAGATTTATTGATGCATTTAGGATACGAAAGAGTCGTGTATCAGAGTTGTGATATGAATAATTCATTTACTGTTGTTGGGGAGAAATAGCTATGGGGCATATTAGTGCAGCTGTTGACATAGCTCATACATGTGAGCAGAATAGTATCTCTAACTTTGTGGAGACAGGGACAGGAGATGGATCATCTTGTAGATATGTAGCTGGCGCGGTAAAAGGTATCACTATACATACTATTGAATATGTTCCAGAGATACTAGAAAAAACAAAAGCAATTCTTGGGCCACTGTATGCGAATATTAATTTTCATTTAGGAAGCTCTAAAGATGTGCTGGCAGAACTCGTCCCGACATTGCGAGGTAGTACGTTGTTCTGGCTAGATGCCCACTTTCCTGGAGCAGATTACGGATATGCACAGTACGATTCTTTTGCCGACAAGACTATTAGGATACCACTAGAGGTAGAGCTAGAAACAATCTGTTCATTACGGGATGTATCTAGAGATATATTTGTAATGGATGATTTAAGAATATATGAAGACGGGCCATTTGAAGAAGGCAATTGGACCGGCAGGAAAACACTCGGTGGAATTGGGATAGGGTTTATAAGAGATCTCTTAGAGGGTACTCACAGTATAGAAAAGTCATATAAGCAACAGGGGTTTGTGATAGCGAGGCCAAATAAAAATGATTAGCATTTTTACAAATGGATGCTTTGACATTTTACATCCTGGGCATATAGCGCTATTTGAATATGCCGCATCTTTGGGTGATAGATTGACGGTAGGAATAGATTCAGATGATAGAATGAAAGAGACGAAAAGGATTCCTATCTATACTCAAGAGGAAAGAAAGTTAATGCTGAGTAGCATTAGATATATAGACGCAGTTCACGTCTTTAATACCGAAAGAGAACTTTCCCATTTGGTTTTGGCAAGTACAGCGGATATAATGGTAGTTGGGTCAGATTGGGAGAATAAGAAGGTAGTAGGATCAGAGTATGCCAAACAAGTTAGGTATTTTGAAAGAGATGAAAGATACTCTACAACGGACACCCTTAAACGTATTGCTGATAGGTGATTCATGTACTGACGAGTATGCCTACGGGGACTGCAATAGGTTGAGCCCCGAGGCACCAATACCCGTATTTGACTATAAGTACGAAACAGCTACAGGTGGAATGGTTTGCAACGTATATCGCAATCTTGTAGCATTAAGTTGCGAAGTCTACCTGTCTACTGGTGATCCTAAGAGTTCTGTAAAGCGTAGATTTATAGATATTAAATCAAGACAGCAAGTGCTTCGAGTTGATACGCTTATGGACACGTATGATTGGGGTGTATCATATGACCCATTAGTAAGATACGATGCTTTAGTAATCTCAGATTATGATAAAGGGTTCATTAAAGATAGTGATATAGTCACCTTAAAAGACAGGTTCGAAGATGTACCAATTGTGGTAGACTCTAAAAGGAAAGACCTATCTATATATAGTGGGTGTATATTAAAGATAAATGAATATGAGTATGAAAGATCTCAGCCTAGACTAGATGAATATGAGGCGGTAGTTGTCACGAAGGGCTCAGGTAGTGTAGACTTATACTGCAAAGGGTTTCATGTTAATTACGACGTGCCAGACGTAGATGTCTTTGACGTTACTGGTGCAGGGGATGTTTTCTTGGCTGCGCTTTCCTATTATATGGTACGAGATGAACAGGCCAATAGTGATTTGGCCTTTCCGCTGGGTAAAGCTATAGAGAAAGCTGCTTGTTTAGCCTCTGTGTCTGTAATGCATAGGGGTACATATACATTGTCTAAGAAGGATATAGAAAATGTCGACATATGTTTTTGATATAGACGGTACGATATGTAGTCAAACGTTCGGGAGTTATGACAGTGCTGAACCTTTTATGGGCAGGATACTAAAAATAAATAAGCTATATGATCAAGGTCATAACATTATATTTTATACAGCCAGAGGTATGGGCTCTAGCGGGAACGATGTGACAGCTGCGTACAATAAGTGGTATAAATTTACCGAGAAGCAGATTGGTTTATGGGGAGTAAAATATCATAAACTTTTTTTAGGGAAACCAGCAGGAGATTTGTACATAGATGATAAAGGAGTATCAGATGAAGAATATTTCTGATATAAAGAAGGTAGATAAAGGATGGGGGCATGAGCTATGGATTGCAAACAGTAATAAGTACTGTGGAAAACTCTTATTTTTTAATGAAGGTAAAAGATGCTCCATTCATTATCACCGCATAAAAGATGAGACATTCTACTTACAAAGTGGAAAACTTGTTCTCAATATTTGGAACGTTGATGATGGATTGCATGTGGAAAAGACTATGGAACTACTACCTGGCTCCTTCGTATCATCTGCCTCCTGGGACNATACACCAAATGGTTGCATTAGAAGACTCTGAATTATTTGAGTTTTCTACAGAACATTTTGATTCAGATAGCTATAGAATAGCTAAAGGAGATTGATATTATGGCCAGAAGAAAAATTCTTGTAGCAGGTGCTGGCGGTTTNATAGGTGGCCATTTTAGTTAATAGGTTAACAAACGAAGATAANCATGTTACTGCTGTGGATATTAAGCCTATGAGCGAATGGTTCCAGACAAATTCTAATTCGAATAGGATTCCTATGATGGACCTATCTAAGACAAAGAACGCAGATCTCATTATGAGTCATCAATACGATGATGTATATATGCTAGCGGCAGACATGGGTGGCATGGGAGTACATAGCTTCACACAAGACAGAGTGTATGCTTAGTGTNCTGATCAGCGCAGGCATGATCAGGGGGGCACTACATAACCATGTAGATAGATATTTATATTCCTCTTCCGCATGCGTGTATAGCTCTTACACTCAGCAAGACACTAACGCTTTCCTGAAAGAAAGCGATGCATATCCTGCAGATCCAGAGCCCGGATATGGTTTAGAGAAACTTTTCTCTGAGGAACTTACTATCAATGTAGGGAAAGAAACCTCTATGGAAACTAGGGCACCACGTTTCCATAACGTGTATGGCCCATATGGATCATATGATGGGGGCAGAGAAAAAGCACCTGCCGCTATATGTAGAAAAGTAATTCAGGCTAAATTATCAAATGACATGAATATATCTATTTGGGGAGATGGAGAACAAACTAGAAGCTTCATGTACATAGACGACTGTGTAGAGGGTGTCATAAAATTAATGAACTCTGATATAAAAGATCCGATTAATTTAGGTAGCGCCCAGCTTGTTACTATCAATAGGCTAGTGTCGATCGCTGAAGGCATAGCAGGAGTTAAGTTAAAAAGATCGTACGAATTGGATAAACCTCAGGGAGTTAGGGGCAGGTGCAGTGACAATACTAAGATTAGAGAAGAGTTAGGATGGGAGCCTTCTATTAGTCTGGAAGATGGTATGGAAAAGACTTATAAATGGATCTATGATTGCATCGTAAGCAATGATTGAGGATGTAGATAACAAAGACTTTCCATGGGAAGAATTATATGACGTTAAGAATTATCTATTCAATACTCAGATGTCGTATAAAGAAATATCAGAAGCCCTTGGTAAATCTGAATCTTTTGTAAAAGATATTGTTGACAAGCAAAATCTTTCTTGGACTAGGAAGAAAGACAGGAGACTATCTAAGGGGGCGTCACTACTAACATCTCTTTTCCGGGAATTGATTCCGGGGGAGAGAATAATTAATGAGTTTCATGTTGGTGAACGTCTAATGCTAGACGTCTACTGCCCAAGTTATAAACTTGGCGCTGAGTATCATGGCATACAGCATTTTAAATACAATAGCATGTTCCATACATTTAAATCAGATTTTACGGCAGGACAGTATAGGGACATAAGAAAACTTGAGCTCTGCGAAGAATCTGGGATCACCGTTGTGGTATTTAAATATGATGATGATCTTAGCGAAGATATGGTAAGTGATAGGATTATATCCGGATTGTTAGCTGATACGTCTGATAAGCATGATATACTACCAGTTAACAAAGTTTTGTCAGAGTATGAAAAGGACATTAAAAGTCGCAGGAAAGATTTCTACAAGAAGCAATATAAGAAAGCAAAAGAATATAGGGACCGTGACAACAATAGACAGTTTTGAACAGGAAAAAGGATTGCCGATTGAGTATAGCGTTTTTGCGCTGTGCTTTAAGGAAGAAGGTGCTATAGAGTTTTTCGCAGAAAACTTATCACCAGATATAGTAGGGGCTATACACGGCGAGACTGGCATACATGAATTCTATAAAGCTATATTGGGTTTCTATTCTCAAATGAAGATAGATCCTATAGATGTGACAGCTTTTAGGTCATGGCTTGAAGAGAGCGATATTTATTTAGCCCTTGGAGGTGAGCCAGGGGTAAGGGCATTCTTAGATTTGGTCATGGGCGCAGAGGTATCCGACAAGAGGCAACTGCTTAAGGTTCTTACGATTAAGGCCAATCAGCGCAAGCAGTTAACGATGTTGCAGGAACTTCAACAGCTAGTCAGCAAGAAGGGCGCACGTTCTCAAGGTGAGGTAAACCAAATCACAGAATTAACGGAACATATCCGTAATTTAGAAAACCAATTAGATTTAAATCCTTTAGATTTCGTCACCACTGGTGAAGATATGATATCTAATATAGACAATCTATTAGATATACCAAATTTTATTCCTACACAATTCCCGGAATTGAACAGAGCTATGGGGTATACAGCTGCTGGAGGATTCTTTAGGGGGGCTGTGCATGGAGTGCTAGCAGCGTCGGGATTAGGTAAGTCTACGTTCTGTAAGTCTTTATGTAATTTTTGGCTGGATGAAGGCTATACGGTCCTGTATGTTAATTTTGAAGAGGCACAGGGGCACTGGGGAACGTGTATTATTCTCTCAGATTATTGGGCACAATGTATATCGAGACGCAGAGAGATGGACGCCAGCGGAGAGGGAAGCATACACCAAGATCTATAGGGACAAACTTGGGGAGTGGGGCAATAGGTTGATGGTTAGGCACGATCCTGATACTCCTTACTTTGATGATTTAGAAATGTGGTTTAGGGATATTATAGGTCACAATGATTTGCTTCCAGACGTTGTAGTTATCGACACTATACAGTCCATGTTTACCAAAGGCAGTAACAGACCAAGATGGGCAGAGTTTGAGCAGATGATGGTGAGATTAGAGAAGCTTGCAAGGGAAATGGATTGTGCGCTTATAATAACTGCACAGGAAAATTCTAATAGGGATGAAGGAGAAGAGAGAAGTCGTACTTCAATCTGATACGGGAGGGTCTTTGTCTATACAACAGAAGTGTAGCAGTGACCATGTTCATAACCAGCCTTGCAGCTGTTAGAGATGATGATTCAATAGATCCGTCGTTAATGCAGATGCAAATTCCTAAAAATAGAATTACCGGTGGAGTGTTTAGTATGGATCCGCCAATAGTAAGATATGATGATGAATCTAAATCATATGTCCCATGGGACTTAGCCGCAAGTAACCATAGCAAGCCTAATAAGAACCTATTAAAGGATATAGATAATCTATGATAATTTTAAACGCAAAGAAGATTAGGGACTTTCAAACGTGCGAACTATCATATAGGTATAGGCATTTAGATGAAGTAGTTGAGCCCGTAACAAGAGAGAATCTACTCTTAACCCATTTTGAGGAAGAGATAAAAAAAGTTATGTCTTTCTTCTTTTACAAAAAGCAGGGTGGGAATACTCCATCTTATAATGCTTTGTTGAGCAGGTGGGAACGTAACTGGTTTAGGGATGGCGAGACAGCTTACGACATCAGTATGGCTAAACATCCCTCTACGGCTATTAACGTGACCTCGTTGACTACTAGGGCAGCGAGCGTACTTCTAAATTTCTATAATGATTTTTCTGACGATATATCATCGCCCATAATGATTAACGAGACCTATGATATATCTATTGATAATAATATTCGTTTATCAGAAACATTTGACATAGGACTTAAGCCGCCTTCAGATAATAAAGTATTAATGATGAAATGGGTCACCAGAGGTCGAGGTCCACTGGCTAGATCTATAGACTACGGTTTAGAGTTCGCCCTAATGGATTATATATATAAGAATAAGACTTCTTTGTCTGATAAATATGAGGCGAATTATGCCACGTATGAGATTGGATCAAAAACTAATACATTCAAGATCTTCAATATAAAAGACAAGCATAGAGATATGCTATCATATTGGATAGACAGAATAGATAAGACCGAGATACACATACCAAGAAGAGGAATGACGACGGCGTGTAAAGGTTGCAATTTTGATGCCTTGTGTAGCAGCTTTGAGCTAGGGGATGATNTTATAGATGAATGATGAAGAGATAGATGACTTTATTTCTGCCGATGCACAGGATGTCTTCAAGCAAGAAAATCTTATTCTTGACCCATTATTGAATGAACTTGACCATATTGTCGATACGGGCATACAACTGTTCGTGAGATCGGTGTTGTTAAGCACCCCATTCTTTTGGGTTGCTCCAGTCATGCCAGATAGTGACACAGTAGTTTATGATTGGCCTAAAGATGTTTATAGTGCAGGCGGAGAAGTCCTTAATACTAAGAGGGCGTTTAGGGCGAGCATATTGCTAGCTGATAGTTTTCAGCTTGAGTTAGAAGATAGAGACATACTTTTTGCAGCAGTGCTGCTACATTCTGTAGCTAAATATGAATCTAATGCGGGTGAAATGGAATACAACGATTTCTATCCAGTAACTTTTACTGCCCTTATAGAAGAGTTAAGATCCAAACAGCAGGTTATTGCTAGTGACGGAATGTCGAATACCCTATCTGTACCAGATGATACAGTGAGGACCATATGTAGATTGGTAAGGTGCCAAAATGGGCCATGGTCTATTATTCCTGAAATAATACCAATGAATACATTAGAAATATGTACACATTTTATCTGTTTATATGGCTATGGCAGTAGACTATATCATAGATGGTGAGGACGTAATAGAGGAACGGATGGGACTTTTAAGAAGAAAATGGTTGTTTGAGAACATTCCGAAGATATTAAAAGAGATGGAATACTATCGTGATTACAACTCGTTTATGAAGCTAGAGAAGTCTACTCTTTGGGACACGAGGGGCGACATCAAGGAGGCGAGCATTGAGACTGCCAGACGATGAAAGTAAGTATAGCCATAATTGGAAGTGGCTAGAATTAGGTAGATACTCCAAAAGTCTTGATAGGGTTTTTAGGGTAACCAATAAAAATACAAAAGTTCCTATTACCATTGAGTATAAAGATGTAGAAGAGTTTGCTAACAAACATGATAGATTAGGTATTTATACATCCGTATTTCACTATAACGATAAAGCATATGATAAAGCTACACGGCTTGGTTCTGTGTACTTTGATTTAGATAGTGCTGATATAAATCAGTCACATGATGATGCAATTAAAATAGTAGAATTCTTGAGAACAATGTTAACGGATAATCAGCTACGAATATATTTTACTGGCAAGAAAGGTTTCCATATTGAGGCTGAGGCACTAGCCGTAGGAGTCGTCCCAAGCAATAACCTACCATCTGTATATAGATTAATAGCTAATGACATGCAAGATAATCTTAATATTGAAACTATAGATTTTGCAGTGTATGATCTTAGGCGAATGTGGAGATTGCCGAATAGTATACATCAAGGCAGTGGCCTATATAAGATACCATTATCTTATGAAGAGTTAACATGTAACATGGATAAGATAAAAGACCTTGCCCGACATAGTAGGGAGGAGAATGTAGAAGAGCAAGAGTTCTCCTATGAGGCAAATAAATGGTATAAAGAATACGAGTATAGATATGAAGAGTCTTTAAACAAGAAGACTTCTATAAGCGAAGTCATTAATTTATTCAATAAGAATGGTTCTTCCAATGTAAAGAGCAGGTCAAAGCAGAAAGAGTTTAATCCCATAGGCTTGTTCGATAACTGTCCCGTCTATTTTAAGAATGTGGGAAAAGGCAGAAAGAGTACATCACTTAGAGCACGAAGAAAGGCTTTTCTTATGTAGCGTATTATCCTACACTGACGAGGCTGTACAATATTTGCATCAGATACTTTCTTTATGCTCAGATTACGACTACGAGAGAACCATGTCACATGTAGATGATTGGTTAGCTAGGAGAGAAAGGGAAATAGGCGGAAGGCCCTATTCCTGTAAGACAGCGAACGAAAAGGGTATTGGCTGTGGAGATTGTGATACTAAGATGGAGAAGAAGAAGAAGTGGATAAGAGTTGGCGATAGATATGTAGAGTCTGAAGAGTATGCAGAACCCAGTCCAGTGCGGTATGCATATGTTAACATTAATAGTTACTAGTATAGCTATAATAGGAGGCAGTTATATGTCTACAGCTAAATCAAGAAAAATTAAGAAAGGTAATGGTAGAAATGGCAAATGAAGATGGGTTAGATGAGAACATTGTAGGAATGTGCACAGAATGTAAGACTATTATACCTACTAATATTATGGCTAAAGATTCGTTTGCAGCACAGGGGTTACCGCCCGTCTGCAAGCTTTGTGGTGGTGTCGTCACCATCGTTGACAGTAGTAGAAACATAGACAATATCAGATTAGCTATGGATAGAGAGCGTGGACTGATCTAATTCTTTCAGGTCGCATGTTTGATCAACTCATAGTACCTGATATACTCTTTATACAAGAGCATACGAAAGAGGTACACAATGGGATCTTTACTAGCTATGGTATCTATACTGTACATGAAGAGTATTAACTCTAGGCTTAAGCAGAGTATTGAGGCGAGAAGTTGAAGAATTATGTAAATCTTCATACTCATACCACGTTTAGCCTTCTCGATGGACACGGGGCAATAGAGAACTATGCCAAAAGGTGCCAAGAGTTGCAGATGGGTGCCTTGGCAGAAACTGATCATGGGAACATACATGGTTGGATGGATTTTTATCATACCTGTAAAGAATATGATATAAAACCTATACTTGGTATTGAAGCTTATCAGGCTCGTAAGACTCGCTTTGATAGAGACGAAGAAGAGAGAGCTGGTCCATCTACTTTTGAGTGGGAGCAAAGGGGCCCATACCATATTACTCTTCTGGCGAAGAACAATGATGGCTATAAGAATCTTATTAAACTCTCATCTGAAACCTACACTACAGGATTCTATGTTAAGCCAAGATGCGATCATGAACTTATTGCAGAACACTCAGAAGGAATCATAGTACTTTCAGGCTGTCTCAATGGAGAAGTCCAGCAGGCCCTATTAAGGGGCGACTATGAGTCTGCTAGAAATAGTGCCGCAACAATGCAAGACATAGTAGGGAAAGAAAACTATTTTATAGAGATACAAGATCATGGAATCGATGAACAGTTACAGGTTAAAAAAGATCTCTTACGGTTAGCTAAAGAGATAGATGCACCTGTTGTCCCTAGTGGAGACTGTCATTATGTGCATAAGGAAGATGCTGACCATCATGACTCGATGCTCTGTGTCGGGACTCGTAGTATGAAAGCTAGTGAAGATAGGTTTAAGTTTGCTGGACCAGAATTCTATCTGAAATCATACGAAGAAATGGTTCCAAGGTTTGAGCCAGAATGGCTAGAGAATAGTGTTAGAATAGCAGACATGGTCAACATAGACCTAGATTTTAATAACTATTATTTTCCTAGTTATCCAGATGTTCCAGATGATGAAACAGTAGACGAATATTTGGACAGACTAGTTTGGACGGGAATAGAAAAAAGGTATGGGACACCAATACCACAAAATGTAATAGATAGAACCGCATCAGAACTAGGGAAGGTAAAAAGATTAGGATACCAAGAATACTTTCTAGTTGTAGCAGACATAGTAAACTTTGCAAAGACTCATGACATAATGGTCGGACCGGGCAGAGGATCAGCTGCAGGATGCATGTTATCGTACGCCCTTGAAATTACGAATCTTGATCCTATTTATTATGGTCTATTGTTTGAGAGATTTTTAGTTCCGGAAACTTTTACATATGAACCAAAACTAATTAAATCACAAGGAAGTTAATGGCAGAGTTTAAATGGAGTCACGATACAAATGAGAATACCAAATATTGGGATTCTTTTGACAAACTGCTCAAAATCATAGAAGATACGGATGGGCCTATAGTCGATAATGCCTGGCTAGACTTAGAGGTTACGGTTATAGGGGGCGCAGATTTGTCTCCATTATTCTTATCAGCTATTGAGGATGGTGGGCCATACCTGAATGAAGACAGTTCATCATTGTTGTATTTTCTTGGGCTCACAAATATTCCCCCTACGGAACCCCCAGTAGGGCTGAGGTATAGTAAGGGTCGTAAGACAGCTCCTGATATTGACTTAGATTTTGATGATAGATACAGGGAACAAGTAATAGATTTCTGTAGAGATAAGTATGGGATTGATCACGTTGCTAATATTGTAACCTTCTCTGAGGTTAAGGCAGCATCGGCTATCAGAGACTCTGCAAGAATACTTGGCTACGACTACAACACGGGCAATGATCTAGCTAAGCTAGTTCCAGATGCCATACTTGGCGTAACAAAGACACTAGAAGAATGTCTTGCTACCGAAGAATTCAAAAAAGGCTTACGAGGATGATCCTAATGCTAAAGATATCATAGATACGGCATTTGGGTTAGAGGGAGTGTACAGACAGACTGGGATGCATGCTGCTGGTGTTGTCATCACTGATGGCCCTATTACGGATTATGTACCTATTATGCAAAAAGGTGCAGATGCACCCATGATAACGCAGTGGACAATGGGGTGGATAGAATCCAATGGATTATTAAAGATAGACTTTCTTGGCCTAAGGAATCTACAGGTCATAGACCTATGCCTAGAGAATATAAAAGATCATAGAGATATAGAAATAGACATAGATTCGATTCCCATGGATGACGCCATGGTATTTGACAATCTTAAATTAGGTAATTCTACTGCGTGTTTCCAGGTAGAAAGTGACGGTCATGAAGTCTATGATGGTAGAACTACAGCCTGAGGATGAATTCGATATTATCGCACTCATCTCGCTATATAGACCCGGCCCCATGGGGTCTGGTATGGACAAGATGTATATAAACAGGAAACTAGGGTTGACACCCATAACCTATCCCCACCCCTGTTTAGAGGGCGTCCTAGAGCGGTCTAAAGGCATTATGATATATCAAGAAGATGTTCTTAATGTTGTCAAGGTCGCAGCAGGTATGGATGCATCTGAGGCAGATACTTTACGCAGAATCATGGGCAAGAAAAAACTAGACAAAGTTGCCGAGTATAGAGAGCAGTTTGTAGAAGGCTGCATGGAGACTAATAATATATCATATCAAGTAGCAAATAAGCTTTATTCAGACATAGAGTTCTTTGCGGGGTATGGATTTAACCTTGCACATGCGGCCAGCTATGCTGTTATATCGTACCAAACTGCATATCTTAAGTTTCATTACCCGGCAGAGTATATGGCTGCTGTCTTATCTACGATGACAAAAGATAGAGATAGGCTATCACTATACTTACACGAGTGTAGCGAATTAGGTATTGAAGTTCTACCTCCGTCGGTCTCCGAATCTGGTTTCTACTTCAAAGTAAGAGACAACACCCAAATTCTCTTTGGCTTATCAGCAATAGATGGTATAGGTCCAGCTCAGATAGAGCACATAAAGGCCGGTGGATCTAACTATGGTAATATGTGGGAGTTCATGAGGGCTGCAGACCCAGCTGCCTTGAATAAGAAAACCATAGAGAAGTTAATCAGTGCAGGAGCATTAGACGATCTAGTAAGAGATGAAGATATAAGCTCCAGTAAGCTGTACAAACACGAGAAAGTAGAGATGCTAACCCAAGAAAGCGACACTATCGGTATTTATCTATCAGGTCATCCTCTTGATGATATTTGGCCTATAATGAAAGAAGAGATAACCGTACCCTGTGAGGATGCACAAGATGCTGTAGGGCGTGTAAAATTAGGGGGTATTATATCCGGCTACAAAGAACACACCACTAAGAAAACTGGCAAGAAGATGTGTAGATTCACTCTAGAGGATGTCACGGGCAGAGTAGAAGTAGTCGTCTTCCCTAACCCCTATGCATCCATTGCTAAGTCTGTGCAATTAGAGAATAACTTAGTCGGGTACGCCACGGGTACAATCAAAAGTGGTGGCGGCAACCAACAAACAATATCTATAAATTCTTTTACGCCAATAGATATTGGAGGGGCATCTGAAGGTACGCCTATCATATTAGATGCAACAGATTCTTTCAATACTGTTCTTCTACAGAAACTATATGGTATAATGAATAAACACCCAGGAGATAGTCCTGTACTGATGAATATCAGTGACGGAGAATTAAGTATACTTTTCCAGTTCGATAAATTAATAGATCCATCTATAAAAGATACTTTAGTTGGCCTAATAAATATGACAAACGCAAGCTACACGATATAGGAAGTAAAGTATGAGTGATCGAAATATCATGGTGACGTCTAGGCATACGTACGGTAACCCCGTAGATAGAGCGTGTTTTCGCGCCTGTGTGTCATGTCTCAGATGCGCAAATAAGGGTATGAAAACGGAGTGCGACTCATGTTCTGGCCATCCCGATAAGGGTGGACAGAGGATACCCCACAACGACCATTTTTGTGATTGTGCTAATGGGGTAATGCGGTGGGTAACGAAGGACGGTAGATTAATTGTCCGTAGATACTTATCTAATCCATTTAAGTCAGAGGTAAAGACAGATGCCATCTCGCAAGATGAACGTGATTGGAACGAGTTCCTGACCAACAAGAGGGAGATGCTAGGTAACCCGGAGTATGACCCAATTGCATTCTCGGATGGGACATCAACTACAGACCACTTTAACAAGGGTAGGTAGTAGCGTGACCCTAGATAAAGAGGTATACGAAAACGATGATGAGTGGGGAGCACACGCAAGGTTGGAGATAATCCGCAATAGGGATGGAGATATGCTATGGCTGCAATCTGGCATTGTTGGAATTTTCCTGACTGATAATGAATTCAAGAATCTATACCCTTTGATTAAAGGCTACGCGGAAATGATAGGGGTAGAATGATGGATTCTGATTGGATGGAACTTGGTAATACAGGCTGGATACCGGTAGGTGACGGAACATTTGTAAATATAGAAGAAAGTAAAATGATGGATGCAGACGGCAACATATACGATCTAGACGAAATGAGTGATGGCAACACATGACAGTAAGACTACCAGATGATTTGAATCCGTTAGAGAGGCTCACAGTTACGCCGATGAGCTATTCTCGTTTGAACACATATAAGATGTGCAATGCTAAGTATTTCTACTCGTACGTCTTACGAGAACCTAGGCAGTTCGCACCATATGCTGTAATGGGTAATATTATACACTCTACCTTTGAGAATGTTTTAACTAGTGAGAAAACTGTAAGTGATTTATCTGAAGATATTCTAGAAGAATATAAGGTTCAGTTAGGGGAATGGGATCCAGACGATCTAATACCGGAACAACTGCAAACAGACGCAGTGGTTATGGTTAATGAGTTCATCGACAGACATGGTGATGAACAACTGCCTATTACCGAAAAGGAAATTGGATTCCAAATAGTTATAGGTTCCTATATATTTAGAGGTTACATAGATAGGTTAGACGTTATTGGTGATATGGTCTACGTCATAGATTGGAAGACCGGCAAACGTGAAGTACCATTAAAACACATAGCTAAAGACTTGCAATTAGGCTTGTATGCATTAGCTATGAATAAGCTATATCCAGATAAGCAAGTGTATGCCTCTCTATACTATTTACGTTCCGGAAGACAAAAGGGTCATCTGTTCACTCAGGAAGACCTTGTAGAGGTAGAGAAGTCGCTTATAGAAGCTTCTGACACTTTAATTAACGACAGCCATTTTCACACAACTCCCAACAGGTTTCTGTGCGGTTTTTGTGACCACGCCAAGAGTGGTACTTGTCCAATGGGAAAATACGCTAAATAAAAAGGAGGGGAGACACCACTTATGTGGCATCTCCCCTCCGTTAACTTAGGATATTACAGTGTGTGATTTATTGCATCGAAGTAGTCATCGTCAGATTCTTGGACATAGACATCTTCTGTCGGTAGATCCTCTAATGTCCAGTTGTCATTATCATTCGTTACGATGTTTGCAATTTGTTCTGCTAGAGTATTCATTGTTGCTTTCTTTTCTGTTTGGGTTGGTGTTGCTTTCATGAGAGTAACTATAGCACTCCACCCATAGGAGCACAACCTTAAATCAAATTATTTTAATCTTTTCCATAGAGGTACTACAATGCCCGAAGAATCAGAGAGAGTTCGTAAACTAAATCAGTACTGGATAATGGATGATGACCTATTCATACTGGACAATCTATACGTTATGACTATTAGAGAGTTGGCAGATGGTCTTGGGAAGTCAATTCCATATGTACACGATAGATTGAGGGCACTGCAAACTGATAAGCCAAGATTGAAGTCGTCAGAAGTATCACAGTATGTAAAATGTAAAAATGTATTGTGTAATACTTTGGTTCTGCGGGATGATAATTCTTCTGGCTACTGCTCAGACGAATGCTACATGCCCTCTTCTATAATATATCCAACTGCCTCCGAGATAAAAGAAGCATACCATAAAGAGGGCTTATCTGCATCTGATATTGCGGATAGGTTTAGCATATCTCATAGATCGTTAATTAATTTATGCCAAGTGTACAATATAAAAAGCGGTGATCAAAGTCTGACGGCAAAAAAAAGCAGTAAGACCGTATCTGTTTCTAGGTCCGGCAGAAGAGAAGATCTTGGCGTATTTGTTAGGAGTTCTTGGGAAGCAAATACTTTAAGGTATCTTAATCTTGTTAATAAGAAATGGGATTACGAACCAAAGACTTTTATCTTTGACGAGATTCAAAGAGGTACACGTTCTTACACTCCGGATGTAAAAATATATCATAAGAATGGTTCTTACTTTTGGCTTGAAGTTAAGGGCTATATGAGACCCCAGGATAAGACAAAGATCAAACGGTTTAAGAAATATTATCCTGACGAGTTCAAGAAGCTAAGGTTCCTTACCAAGAATGGGAACGTTGCTGCCACTAGAGAGTTCGAGAAGTTAGGTGTTAAGAAGTGGCAGTATTATGATGACCTTAAACGAAAGTCATCTAATAAAATTGCTTTATGGGAATAAAGTGGTGTAGTATTATATTACAGTATTATTATATTACAATGGATTTATTATGACAGAAAAGAAGAAGAAAAAGAAAGTATATAAAGAGAAGTATTATTCCCTTAAAGAAGATGAGATGCAAGCCCTCATTAAGGAAGCTAAGGGGGGGTCAGATAAGGCGCTTAATGAGCTTTTAGTTAGTGTTCGATAACTTCTTACGTAAATAATGTTAACTTGTTATTCTACGGCAAGTATAATATATCAGACTATGATATTCGTAGGTTCGTAGCATTGTTCGTTAAGGACCCTAATGTAAGAAGATTCCTTATACGAAATAATCTTAACGCTCAAGGAATTAAGCATGTTAGAGAATGTCTTGGCGGCATAGTTTATATGACTAAACGCTATGGTGACATTGAGGATGTGCAACAAACAGTACATATGACTTTTATTCAATGTGTTATGAGGTACGAGAGGAAAGGTCCTGTTACCATTTAGCGGGTTCCTATATAGCTATTTCTTCTACATGCTTAAGAAAAATGTAGATAGACTTCTTATTGATCAGTTAGGTCGTAAGACGTTCCCTCTCATAGACCATAGAGACAGCGATGAGGATGAGCATAGTGTTGGATTTGAACCGCCTCCTTTGCCAGCAGCAGAAGAGTTGATTGGTCCAGATGAGATAGATGACATGTGGGTTTTGGGGGAAACCGCTTTCCCGCCATTCTCATTATTAACTATACAAGAAAGACAGCTTTTGAAGTGGAGGTTTATAGATGGGTATAAATCTTCCCAAATAGCTAAGAAGATAACAGAGCATCCTAATACTGTACGTGAACATTTTAATAGAATTAGATTAAAGATTAATGATATCGTTGGCGAAGAATTATCTATATTGTTAGGCAACTAAAAAAGGGCCAGGACTTTGTGTCCCGACCCTTTTAAGTGTTAGGGCTATCGTTAGCCTCTACCGTTTGATTGGGCTTCTGTGATCATTTGGAATCTTTCGTTGGTTTCTCTTGACACAATGGTCATGCCTTCTGCTATCTTATCAGTGATCTTACCAAGTAGGTCTTCGGTCAGCTCTGTGTCTAGTGGCAGCGCTAATCCAGAAAAGATATCTAGATGCTCGTAGTTACCTAGGTTAATTCTCCTGTTTACACCACATGTGATTACTGGCACCTGAGTTGTTGCTGCTGACATGGTTGCTTGATCCATTAAGTCTACTCCTTTGTTGACGATTTTTGTCTGATGTACTTTCATTGATGTTTGGCATGTTTTTATTGATCTCCAAGGTCAAAGTGTTTAATTATTATATCACTAAAGATCTTACTTTGCTCAGCTAAGGTTATATTGTTGGTATCAATTGTGTAATTTTCTGGGATGTCATCAAAAAACGATTCCGATTCATGGTTTAACTGCTCTTCTGTCATAGGTTTTCCGTCACGTTTATATATCCTATCTTCGCGGACTTCTTGTGAAGCGTTCAGCTTTATGACAATACTGTTCTCGTGATTCAGAATCATTTCTGCCTCATCAGGATATCTTAAATCTGATACTAACATAATATACGGTTTATCTTGATCTGAGCAGCTATTAAACCGTTTCACAATACTTGATCTGGTGTAGTTTACGAAACATTTAGAGTTAAGTTCTCTTGCCTTAAACCCTACCTGTTGCAGAAAAGCCCTTGGTTTAATGTCTTCATTTAGCGGGATGGGCATGCCTACAGTGTCTTTGACCAGGCTAATTAGGTCATCGAATGCTGGGGCACCATATATCGGATTGATATACATCTCCATATATAAAGCCATCGTTTGATAGAGCTGTCGCTCTATACTAAGCTCCCCTAAAGTCTTACGTCTTATGGAGGCTAAAGCATATAGTGGGGCAGCAAAATAAGTATGATCCCACCAGGCTCCAGCTATCTGTGTCATTACATTTCCTGCTACTATACTTTCTGCTGTGGATGTTTTTCCTGACCCTGCTAGGCCACTAATCCCAACAACTATCGGTGTATCATGGTTCATCAATAACCTCTCTCAATGCGTTACTAGTATCTAGGGTATACACATACTATTATAACAGCTTAAGATGGTGTTTGGACATATTTTTATGATTACATACCACAACCCGAATGAAACATTTATCATGTCTATTGCTTTAACCAAAACTATTGTATCTGGGTGGATTTTTGTGCTTGCTTATATCTTCGCGCTTTCGGAAACCCTTAATGGGGCTATAATGAGCCTGCTAATTGTTACCCTGTTAGCATTTTTGGCTTCAGTTAAAAAACTTGTGCTATTACTTATAAGGTTTGGAGAGGCTTGGGGTACTATTAAAATCAAGAAGTGGGCCAAGAAAAATGGCGTTGATCCTAAGGATATTCTAAAAGATGACTGAACATTTTGATAAAAGTGTACGACGTACGGCCTATTCCTTTATAGTGTTTATGCTAGTAATAATGATGGCACTAATATCCATGAGCGCTATGGCATACAACTCTACTAGAGAACTTAAGTCTCAGTCAGAAGACCTGCAAAATATTTTGACTATTGTAGATAGAGAACTTGTTTCATCGTGGAATATCAGCTCTAAATATGGTGAGTATACTATAGGCGAAGGTTTAGGTATTGTATTAGAGGGGGATTTTGTATGCACTCCAGAGGCACTAGAAGTAGACCCATTCATCCAATTCGAAGCCACATTACGACCAGTTGATCCCGCCATTAACCCTTTCGTTAACATCCCGAAAGGAACACCAGTAGAAGCCAAACAAGCCTGCACAAATTCTACAGTTGAGTTTACTATACCTTGGGATAGTCTTGGTACTGGTATACTAAATATAACTAAAGAAGCCCAATATCATGTGGGGTATCACGCATCTACTGAATCTGGATGGAAATCGGCAACTACTACTACTAATGATTTTATCATCATAAATCCCGCTCAATAAAATTTCTTTAGAATAAAACACATATACCTATACTATATATGTATGGTACACAACTTTTATATAGGATCAGAAGAAGTACTTATACCAGATATCCCTACAACAATAGTTGGGTTTCGCCAATGGAAGCTTAATGCTCGTGACTTAACCTTGAATTCTAGGGTAGTTTGGCCACATAATGATGTGCTNAAAGCGGAGTGCTTAAGTTATTACCATACTAATGCTTACGCCGCTTCGTGNATGTCTTTTCCTTATATTCCTGCTACAGAGAAAACTGTTTTAGATGAGGATGCTGACCACGACATCCCTTCAGCGCCGGATCAAGAAATAGCTGCTAAGATAGTATCCTGGGATTTTGATAACAATAAATGGACTGCGACAGAAAAAGCGGATATAAAGACCCAGAAGCATCCTCAACCAGGATGTGGAATCTACTGCTTCAAAGAATTTGAACAACTTATATCTCACCCCTTTTATCATAAGACAAGTACTGATATAATAGTTACAGGAACTATTGAAATAGGGGGCAGAGTATGGCCTCATCAGAAAGGTTACAGGTCCGAGTATGCTATGGTGTCAGGTATCTTTTGCACAAGTAAAAGACATGAAGAAATAGCATTTAAATATGATGCAGAGATGTTAGATATGACGCAGGAACAAGAAGATTTTTTAAGAGAATATGCTGGAGGCATAAGCAATGGCTAGGATAGATAAGCCAGAAGAGGCTCCTATTCAGGTTCCTGTTCCAGTAAAAGAACCTGTCGTAGTACCTTCGGAGCCTGTAAAGGTACCAGAAAGGGTATAAAAATGTATAGGTATAAATGTAATCCGCTTTCTGTAGAGAGCGGTAATGAAGTATGTTTAGACATAGATTTAGGATTCAATGTCCATGTAGTTAAATCAGTTGTTTTATCTAATGTTCTTCTGCCGGATGTGGAAGGACCTTCAAGAAGCTCCGGTTTACAAATCAGAGAGTATATTTCTTCCTGGTTTGAAGAAAATTCTTTAGGTAGAGTTTAATCATTTCATTGCAGACGTTGTAGAACGCCACTGTAGATGATGTATACTTGGTTGAAATATATGCAATTGATAACCCAGAGAGTTTAAACTCTGAATTAGGCAAACTAGGATTAGGTAATGAGTGAAGAAGAAGTTAAAGAAGAAGAGAATTACGATGATGTTTCCGGGGAACAGCTATTGAATGCTATCTTCCAGTTGGCTATTTCTGCTACACAGAAACTATCAGCTAGCGGGTTAACATTAGATGCCGCTAAAGAAAAGACTGCTAATTTCTTAGAGCTGATAGTTAATGGGTTAAGAGCCGAAGAGGAGAATCATGGACCTAAAATCTGATCCTGATAGACAGGTAAACAGGCATAGGCTTGGTAGCTATGAATGGTTCTGGCAGGACCTAAAAGATACTCCTAAGAACCCTTGGAATATAGCTGTCCTAGCGGAAGAGGAAGATATTGAACTCTTCCAAGCTATTAACCTCACCGTAGAACATCTTAGAGTTGATACCTATGCTTTCTATAGCACAGAAGATCTGCCGGTAGATACTATTGCCGAAATAGCTAACAAGTATTTAAGACATCATTCTAAGGTCCCCTATATAGGTAAGTCTATATATACTGAACAACCAATGACTTGTTTAACTACTACTTTCGGAGAAGATGATTCTCAGACAGCTAAATTAGCTTACTGGGAGAATGGTGGTATATACGGCTATATTGACGAGCGCTCAGAGGATATCTCTTTTGCGCTCATCGTAGACGATACTACCGCCCAGATCTTCGGTTACCCTACTGTAGAAGCAGCTAAGAATCTAGTTTCTACGGAATAGCTTTAAGAAGAAATTAACTATAGCTTTAAAGAAACCGGAATTCTTTTTGGTTTGCTTTGTGCTTTTCGTCATTTCTATTGGGGGAGCTACAATCGTTGGTTCATTAATGCTACTAACAACGACTGGATCTTTAGCTGTCTTTACTGGTGCAGGATCACTTATCGATGCAGGTGGTGTAACAGCCTTTGCAGGCGGGGGAGGCGTAGGTTCTGTCACCGGGGTTTGTGCTTTCAGGTATGCCATGTAATTTATCATGAGCTATTTTGTGATGCGGGACCCCATTCTCCGTCTGCTGTTACTTTCAGTGCAGTCTGATACTTCTTTACTGCAGCTTCAGTAGCAGGACCAAAATCTCCGTCTACCTTTAATCCTGCCTTGACAAAGGTATTAAGAATATTCTGTAGGTCTTTGACTAGTTTGCCTTTGCTACCTAGCTTAAGGATGTTAACAGCAGTTGTTTTACCTATTGCTTTGTCGTGCGCTGCTTGGGACATTGGACCCCATTCCCCATCTGCGGTCACACCTAATACTTTCTGGTAGGCTTTTACTGCTGCTCTTGTAGCAGGACCAAAAGCTCCGTCTACTTTAAGGCCTGCATTGTTATGCTTATTTAGCATAGTTTGGAGCTTCTTAACTAAAGGTCCAGAAGCTCCGTTTGTCATACCTGAACTCGGGCTTGTNNNNCCTTTTTTNAAGGGCGGGATAATNGTTGGGTCNGGGTTCCCGCGCTCAACAAGCAGTTTGTAAAGNGCTACACTAACCCAATCTAATTTNCTNTAAAGGTTATCACCTGGACATGAGGTTTTNCCAGCCTGGCGATGACCCATGATNTCNGCACCTGGCTCTATCCANCCAAGNNTCATNCCTTCNTANATNATGTCTGCTACTGCTTGTAGNTGTTCNNNATTAGGGNNAAGNNCNGGAAGACCAGNNATACCTGGNTCATAGTTACCNGCAACACAGATAGCTATNGTGTCNTCTCCCCACCAGTTAGCTACAGTNACTCGATCCCATCCCATTCCTTCCCATTCTTGACCATCGCGGGAAACAATAAAGTTGTAGGCTACAGACCCATAACCCTTTTTCTTGCGTAGAGCATAATGAATATTTTCTTCTTCTTGCACTTGCTCTATTGGCGTCTTACCAGCGATGTTAGTTACCGAGTGGTGGACAACGACCTTGGTTCGTTTGCGGTCAGAGAATCTTACATAGCCCCAGATACCTCTGGACGACCAGTCTTTCCTGGGATTAATAGTCATGACATATTACCTCTAAGTGTAGTTTATACATTTACGAGGTAATAGTAACCGGGTATCTATAATATTTGCTGTTCCATATTAAATAAATGCATGAGTACTAGATTCTATAGCTCCAGCTTGAGTAATTTGTAGAAATTCTACATTACGTCTATATGATGTTATGTTCTCGGATCCGCTATAAGACATAGCACTCTTCAATCCCTTATTGAAGGCATCTATAGTATCAGATACTGGTCCTGTAGATGGAACCCATCCACTGACACCTTCTGGGTACTGCGAGCCTGCTTCAGTAGAGGCCATCCCTCGATAGGTTTTGTATGCCACCCCATCTTTCTCTACTGTCTCTCCAGGAGCCTCTGTAGCGCCAGCTAATACCGTACCCATCATAACTGCGTCAGCACCTGCACCTATAGCCTTACAGGCATCCCCAGGCGTTCTGATGCCACCATCAGAGATCAAAGATACATTTGGATAGAGAGATTTTAAAGCAACACAAGATAAGATTGCCGAGAATTGTGGAACCCCAAAGCCAGTAGTAGTTCTTGTACTGCAAGCACCACCACCACCAATACCTACTTTAACAACGTTAGCTCCAGCATCAGACAATCTTTTGAATCCATCTGCGGTAGCAACATTTCCCGCTATCAAAGTTGTATCTAAATTATTATCAGAAATATATTTAGCTACCTCATTTGTAACACCTATAGAGTGAAAGGAATTACCATGAGCTATATCTAAGCATAGTACGGAAATACCTTTATCTGTTGCTTCACTAACGAGTGACATATAATCTTCATTTACGCCGAAAGCTATTCCGCATTGATGGTCTTCACATTGCTGGATGCGTTGTTCAATAGGAAGGTTTCTATGAACAATACCTAATCCGCCAGCTTTATTCATAGCCTGCGACATTTCTGTTTCNCAGACAGTATCCATGTTCGCGGCAATAAAAGGATTAGATAAAAATAGGTTACCTAGTTTAGTAGTAGTCATAACGCTAGACCTAGATCTAACAGTAGAATACTTGGGAACCATTAACACATCGTCGAAAGATAATGCTAAAGGTAATGACTCATGTATACGCAATTCTTTATCCGTTCGCTATTTTACACTTTGGAATATCGTATAGTATACATACTTTCCAGTAAAATAACTACTTAGAATTTACATGAACCTGGCAGAACCCATTCATTTTAGCTGTCTTATCACATAAAACATCTATAACTTTATTTCCTTTTAGTCGGACTCCTACAACATAATTGCAGTGAACTACCTGTTGAGGACGTTTTTTGATTACTTCTTCTACGGGTTTCTTAGCCATCTGTCTTTCTTAAATCCTATCTTGAACAGTTCCTGATGTATCCTCTATTTAAAGGAACAAATTGAGATCTTGTAACACTTTCGCAATAAACACATTTTAATTCATTTTGATTATCATCAGTTAAGAATGTATAATTATACACTTCTAAAGTGGTTAAACATTCTATACAAATATTTTCTTTAGGGGCAGGATATATTATCTCTTTCGGTTCTTTAATTACTTTTCTTTTTTTCTTGGCAGCAGCTTTCTTCTTGCCTCTTCTACCGCGAGACATAGCTACCTTAATATCCTCCACATAGGATTTTTAAGATATTCTTTTTGATCTTTGTTCCAGGCGAACCATCCAAACAATCTCAATCCACTCCACATAGCCCATCTAGTAAAGAAAGATCTTCTAGAACTATCTAGACCTTGTATTACCATACGAAATATTCTATCTGATTCTTTGCGTGAATATATAGATTGAGAAGAATATAACCAGTCATGGAAGTATCCTGCCACTCGTTGTGGACCTATAGATCCATCTTTCCACCATCTCATAATCCATGGGATAGAAGCAAAGTCGGTCATAAAGTTCTCAATTGTTATGACACAAATGAGTTCATCAGAACTTGCATATTTGAACATAGCAGGGTTCTTTAAAACCCATGTCTTCCATTCTTTTTACTTGGGGTTCTCCCGTTGAGAATGGCAAGCTCAGATAATGGGACAAAATTATGTGGCAAGTCAAATTGATATTCGGTCATTATTACCTAATCAGTTTTGGTGGTTACATATTCTCTCTCATATATTGTAGATACTGTAGATTCGCCTACAAGTCTTCTACACATATGTCGTACTAGATCAGCATTAA